TTTCACTAAGTGAACTACTCTTTCGGCTCCAGGTTGACCCACTGGCCATTGCGCCAAAGTCCTGAAGGGGTGGCTACCTTCGGGGCATGGGCTTCGTCTAGTTTCTTTGCTTCGTCGGGATTGTTTAGCAGCCACTCTTTGTATTCCGAAGCGGTCATTTCTTTTACGGATTTGCTCATTAGGCGCTCCGTTCTGCAAGTGCATCAGTGCGTTCAAACAGAAAGGTTGACGAACTGGACGGAGAGTTGTCCGTAGGATAATTGATGGCTTCCTGATAACCGGGGGTTTCTTTCTGCCCCAGAAGAGGGAAGGCGGGGTGCCACTCGTGGCCGCACCGCATACAAAGAACGAAATAGCGACCGTTCGGGAGCTTATGCTTGACTACCGCAAACATCGCGTCAGTTCCCTGCCCGCGCATTACAGCCTCGGCACCAATCCCACCCTTGCGGTGGTTGCAATTCTTGTAAATAGCTTCTCGCTGGGCCAAGAACTGCAGAACGGCCATATTCTTGGAGCGGGCTTCTTCCAACTTAGCGGATCGCTGCGCCCGAATTTTGGCTACCGTCTCACGCTTGATTTCCAAATCAAGCATCTTCTCTTCACGTTCCAGAGCGAGCAGGTCATCTGCCAACTGTGCGTTGGTCTTGGTTTCGAGACCTTTGGAGAATACGTCTAGCGTCTCGGTGTTATCGAACTCTGATTTGGGTGTATCTTTAGCCATTCTATTTTCCTTTTCCCGTTAATTGCGGGGTAGTTTCTACTTGTTGTACTTCTATTGGTCGAGTTCTTATGAACTTCAAGTACTCGTTATATCGTCTACTAAAAGCGTTTGGTTCTGGTGCTCCGAATGCGGCGTGCGCTGCGCTCTCGGTCAGGATTCCTGACTCAATGAGTTTCAGCAAAACCGTTCGCCACCCCCGGCGTTTGGAACCGAGAGGAACGTTGTAGCGGTCAAAATGAAGTTCCTCGAACTCCTGCATCAAAGGAACCTGGACAAATCCGACGTAATGCGGGGTGCCGCGCTCGTGCGTGCAAGCGGGGAAAAATCCGGGGTGGTTCACATATAAACCGAGAGTGTTAGCCATCCCACCTTTGTCCGTATACCAAGCTCGGGATCCGGAAGGCAGCGCCGATTGAAGCAGGCGCATGAATTCGTTCATGTGAAGGATTCGGCCCTCACGTTTAGTCTGTAACTCTTCTTGGTTCGCCCACCGAAACTGTTTTCGGGATTCTACGTTCTGTTCGTAGAGGCGAAGAAACTCTTCCTTCGCTTTTTGCGAAGATTGGCTGATGTTACGGGACTCGGCTTGTTCCATGATCCGCGAAACTTCCGGCTGGATCTCGTCCGCGTAGTCAAATTCTTTATCGTACTGTTTGTGTGTTGCTTGCTTGGAATCGCAATCTGGGCACCGTAAACCGATGTCGCTGGGGATTCCTTTACCGCAATAGATGCATCTATTTGTGTATTTGAGGCTTGACAATTCAAGGCTCCATGTGATATATTTTACTCAGTATGAATTGTTACTTCTGCCGATTCTGCGGTCTGCCAGTTAGCTATAGCTATGGTTTTTGCTCGACGGAGTGTGAAAATATGCATTCAGAGGGTGGCAGACCTTCGGAACGAAAAGAGATGTCTGCTCCGGATCCTACAAACGTCGTACCACGAGAACTGTTAGTTCTACGTGAATGGGATCGAGACATCTGGGATTAAAGAAAAGCCGTGTCGGGGAGAAGTCCTAGAAACTTCCCCCCTTGCGGGTTGCTCGAACAATAAGTGCCCGTTTTGGTTCCGGGCCAGAACAGCGCCAGCATTTAGCTGGCAGGGTTAGCTAATTGCGCTGGTGGCGTCGATGTATCGAAGCCTCATTGTGGTGTCAGGCGGCAGAGAGGCCGTGTAGTGTACACGGTAGCTGGTCCAACCAGGGATTAATCCGGAAGGATCGGCAACGCTCAGAGGAGCGTTCTGCACGATATTGCATTCGATGTTGCGCCAGTTACCGTCTTCGATGGCGTTGTCACCACGTCCGCCGAGGCGAATCGCGATCACACCGTCTTTACCGAAGATGTAGGTACGGTAGGCAACTACCGAAGCTGCCGAGCCCTGATACGCCGTGGTTAGGGTAACTAGGTTCGACTGGAAGAACGCGACACCAGATGCTGGGAACTCCAGCGTGTCCGCGAGGTCAACCGAAACCAAATCATCCATGCGCTGGAGTCCAGGCACGGTGTGCTTCAGTACGTCGATTGCAGAGTTGTTGCTGGAATCGTTCAAGAGATCGCCAACGGCGAACGGATGAATGACGCCTGCAAAAAGTGCTTCCGCTTCGTTGAAGGGCTGCACTGCGCGGCCAGCCAGAGACTGGACTTGAGCGCGAATGTTGGCGAGAGCCAGTGAAGTACCACCGGTGATCTTGACCGAAACAGAGCTGTCAACGCTGGAAGCGCCGTCAGCAACTGCACGGGTGATCGCGGACAGAGACTGTCCAAGGCGATACGAAAGTTCGCGACCGACGTTTTCAACAACTGGGTCGATTGCGGTGGCCAAACTCAACGAACTGAAGTTGGCGTAGTCGGCATCAAGATTGTTTAGGCAGCCTGTGTCACCACAGGTGCGCTCTCATGGTCGCCCATGAGTTCAGACTCTATCTTCGATTCATTTTGTGAATCGCTTGACGTATTAGTCGTTGGGATTTTTCCACTATTAAAAGAAATCATCTTAGCCCACAATTCCGCCCGTTTTTGAGGATTTGGTTTCCCGTTCAATCGGATGAACTGTAACGCTACGTTTGCTTGGTCTCTTTTAATAAGCATATAAGGAAGGATGCCTAGAAGAAATACTTCTAGTCGGGTATATCCACCGTTTACGAACCATTCGTAACAGATGTGTTTTCCGTATCTTCCTTGTTGCTTCGCGCGGTACTCACCGCCGAAGTGTTTCACCAGCCACTTCATCAGTCTCACGCTAATGTTAGCGATGGAAACTTTTAAGTCGTACCCGTAATATGGGTTGCCTTTTGAAGTGTATAAAGTGGTGCGGCTGAGGAAAACTCCTCCTTCTGCGTCTACCATTGCGGCGACGTAGGCCCACTTAATTTTACTGATTGGCATTTGGAATCTTATCTCCGTCTCTTATGCTACCATTTGAAATGATAACATACTTTGACGGATATAGTCAAGTTTTTGGTTAGGTGAACTAGCTATTAATTCACCGATGGTCGCCGTGGTTGTACCGACGCTCGCGGAAATGCCTGTGGGAACGGTGCCTTCCGAAACCTGCGCGGTGTTTGCACCGAACGTGTTGTACATGAACAGTTCGAGTTGGTTACCACTGTTAAGCGGCAGTTCCCGACGTTCAGCGCAACGGACGAACGGAGTCTGGGCCTTCAGGTTCTCGATGAAGCGTTTGTCATAATAAATCACGCGAGACTGAGGCAGGTTGGAAGTAGTGTTTGAAGCTGGATTAAATCCGGCCATTTCAACTACCTTTTAAATCTGATATGTGTACGATCCGAGATATCTACTAATGACTACTTTTTCTTCGCGTAGAGTTCTTCAACTGCTTTGCGGAAGTCAGGGTCTTTCAACTTCGCTTCGTACTCTGCCGCGCTCATTCTGTTGATATCTCTGTGAGTAATCCCAGTGGTCTTGGGTGCGGTCGCTCCGGGTACTGCACTGGAGTTACCTCGTCCCAATCCAGATGACGATTGCTGTGGTCGCACTTCTGTAGGCTCGCTCGGGATCGCCGGGGCCGGTGTTTTCGACGGGTCAGGGATCTCCTGGCTCGTAGCAGGTGCGGCGGCAGCGGATGCTGCCGGTGATACTGGTACTTCTACTTTTGGAGCCTGTAGCACTAGCATGTTGTCAGTGGCTAAGTCTTCAAAAGCTAATTTCAAGTTTTGTGCGGTCCAGCGCCGGTTGTTCTTCTCCATCCACTTCTGGATGTTTTCACGGTTGGATTCGCATTCCACATACTGTGGAGTGGTAGCTACAAATTCTCTGACCGCTCTTTGAATCTTTTCTACACGCTTATCAATGTCAATGTCGCGGAGTTTTCCACGAACCACGTCTAGCGGGGCTCCGAACTGGGCTTCGAGAAGAAGTTTGTGACCTTCCGCCGCCGTAGCAGGGTCTCTCAAGAGCTTTTCTATCTTGACCCGCTCATCAGCGGTAAGTGGCCGCTCCTCGTAGGAATAAAGCGGTTCTTCCTCGGGCTCGGGTTCCAGCATCTCGCCAAGCTTGGCCGCTCTGCGGGTTTCGTAAAGTTTCACTGCCGCATTTCGGTGGGCAGCATCTTTCTTTTCCAGCAAATCTTCCAGTGTGTCAGCCTCGAAATATTGCAGGGGGCCGACCGGGAGACCGTTGTTATCGGTCAACTGAGTTTGGATTACAAACTTCTTTTTTTCTTCATTCCAATACTTGGATTTAGGCGTAGCTACTGCTTCGGACATACTTGCTCCTGTGCGGCTAATTACCGCTTGGGTTCTATTTTTTTATCGTTGATCGAGAATGATTGCTTCGATCACTTCTTGGTCTTGTAAATCTTCTTGTGCGGCTTTTAGGCGGACATCGGCGAGATGGTTTGCTTTCTCGAAATTGATTTGGCTACGGAGTTCTTCATAGAACTCGTTTTTCGCGTGGGCAACTGTCATCAACTTAGTCTGCCGTTTTTCCTCGGTGGGGTCGCACTCCATTGCGGCGTTCCGAGCCTTAACGATGACCAGCTTCATCAGCTTGTCTAAAGCTCGCGCGTAGGGTGCTTGATCCCCGGCCATAAGGTCCATCTTCTCGGAGTCGGTTAATTCACTCTGAGTGTTGAACATCAAGCGTGGGTCGGTTTGTTGGGGGCGGGCGAATGCCTCGGATCCATTCACTTTGTGAAGTACTCCTTACTTACCTGTTTTCAAGATGATCGGTTTTTGGTCACACCTGGGCCAAACTAGCCAGTGACGAACCCACTTGTAGCCTTTGGGAACTGGACAAACGAATTTCATTTATCCAACCATCTGGCCGGAACCGAGGCCCATCGTCGGCGCGTTAGCACCTAACAGGGCTTCCGGTTCGGCGGATTTTTCTGCGATGACCCGGAAAATGTCTCGAACCGCTCTGGCTTCGTTTTCCTGGTCAATCAGTTGCTGGCTCTGGTCGAATTTCTTATCGTCCTGTTGAGATTGAATCTGCGCTTTCATTTGCATTTGGGCGGCAGGTGAGTTAGCTTGCAGGCGCTGAATTTCTTCCGGACTCATATCCTCGATGATGCTGTAGTAGTTCTTCCAGCCCGAGATGTCGTGAACCATGTGGAAGAGTTCTTCCACGTTGACTTTCTTTTGGTTCACTTCGTTCAACTGTTTCATCAGAGGCTGATTCTCGAATAGCTGCAGCATCATAAAGAGTGACTGTGCCATCTGAGACTTCGCGGCTAGATGCGAACCAGCCAATACTTCAAATTCCGCCGCAGCGTTCAGGAACTCGCCTGAATCAAAAACTGCCCATTCTTTACCAAAATGCTCGCCGAGGAGTTCCTTGATATACGACATCGGCATCTTCTCTTTGTTGAGAGTATGCATTTTGTAAATCAGAGGCTCGTACACTTGGCGCACGAATGCTTCAGCGAATCCGCCAATGCGGTTCATCGTGGCTTGGATAACACCCGCTGCGCCTGTGCCGGTACGCATTGCGCCACCGCGAGTAGTGGAAGCGCCCATCGTAAGCTGCTGGTTCGCGCCCGAGGTCATTTCGACTCGGCTCTGGGAGAGAGCGATTTGCTGGACCACTTCCGAAGGGATGCTCGGCTGCTGCAGCATGGACAGAGCTTTTGTCGTGTCGCCGTCTACTGCAATGATTCCGCCGATTCGTTGTCTGATTTGCTGTTCTTGGACGTTAGCCCCACGAGCACGAACGAACATAGGATTTACTATTAAGTCAGCCAGATCCAAACAGGCATTAATTAAACCTGCCTGTACCTTTTGTTCCATTCCCAGGACCCTGCCTAATCCGAGGCCCCAAAAAGCGTTAGGTATGTTCCACCAGTTGACACTAAGGAATGGAATGCATCCAAACTCATTCGCTTCATTGCGGATTACCTTGCGGCGCTGGAGAACTGTGATTACTTTGTCGTTGTCCCAACGCTCTAGAACTTCCAGCGGTTCATCGAGAGGATCCGCAGTAGAGACTTCAAACGGCGGTTTCGCGTGGTGGACTTGGGTGGTTCCCTGAGTCCCCATCATTTCAGTATTTCCGCCGACCGTCGCAGCTTCCTTGGGTTTCTCAAACCAAGACTTAATCTCCGACTCGCTCG